CTCGTTCCGAGCTCGGTTTTCCAACCATCTAAGCCAACGCCCAGCTTTGAACGACTCAAAGAGTAGTATTCTGAAAACATTATGTCTCCCTGCTCTACCCCCTCTTCATTGGGAGAGGGACAAGTCTGGTTAACACCAGATACGGCGAATCCGCCAAGGTCCTTTAGGACCGCACCCGAGGATCAACCTTGGGACATCCAGAAGGATGTATTAACGATGGGTTCATTCCCATCAACTTCTATTCTTCGCCATCCAAAGGGCCAAGAATGCACCTGTGCCGCTGGTGAACGGCACAAAACACTTTTCCAACTGTGTAAGTTGGTTATTTCGCCTCACTTGCGTGAGGATACAAGCCCTCTTGTGGGGGTTAAAGTCTGCTGGAACGCAGATAACATCTGGGAATGTAAAATTCCCGTGAAGCTGTCGGGTCTCGCTAAGAGGGTCGACTTTGAAAATCTCGGTACTGTGTACCGGGCGAACAAGGTTCTCTGGTCGGGAACCTATTGGTATAGCCGCTTGTGCAAGCGGACTAAAGACGATCCATCTAAGTATGGACGTAATTATGTAGCCATTTTAAGGTTACTTGCTGGCCTGAAAACATTTTCAGGTAGAGAAAAGCCGCATGAGCTTATGTCATATCCGCTCCATAAGGGAGCGGTGCAAAAACTGAGGCAAATCCTTGCCACAGTGGATGGGTTGCTGATGCAACTCGTATTATGCTTCCCCGATAAGGAGGAAGTGATGAACTGGTCCTTCATGGACCGTGTAGCAAATTCACTGATTTGCTGTATGCTCCCTGATTACTTCAGGGACAATAATCTCGATTTAACTCGAGTAACGACTTTCGAAAAAGTCAAACAAATACGTAAAAGTATTAAAAGATACGGTTTCAACCGTATTTCGACCGAGGAATCGGTCTCAGTTCCTCAGGAACTTTCATTCTTCAGGTTTATACTGAAGAAACTTGGCTCCGCAAAGAGTCCACTGTCAGCGTACCACACGATGACTATGTCCCAAACAAGGGCATCTGGGGTTCCCCCCAAAGCGGTCTATTACAAGACCATGAACAAGATCGTAGCCATCTTGAAGGAGCCTGAGTCTCCTAGAACCTTTGAAAGGTTTTCGCCGTGGATACGGCCTGCAATAGAGCAACTCTATTTTGAAACCCTAGAGAGCCTAGGGGGAAACGAGAACCGTGACAAGTTCTTTAGTCGCTGCGTCTCAGCAGCAAAGATATCCCTGTCAGATTCAGGGGAGTTCTTCACTAAACATAGTGATGGTGGGAAGCTCGAAGCTGCCCGTAGGATCCTTAAGGATCTCAAAGAGATTGACAAAATCAATCTTTGGACCGGCGATATCGACGGTAAACTGGTTAGTGATGGCACTAACCAAGGAGAAATGCTCTTTCACTGGGCATGTAATCAGTTTCGCGATCGGCGAACCTGTTATGATCGAAACTTAATGTCGGTCAGAATATCCTTAGTCGCGGAACTAGGGAAGTATCGTGCGATTACCGTATCGCACCTAGCACATGCTGTGCTTCTACATGTGTTATCACATGTTCTCCTCGAATTCCTTCGAGTAATTCCGTCATCGGAAAGCGGCGTTGGAGCCGCGAATCATGCTTGGAATTTCTTCAAGCGGTTGTCGCATAAAAATCCTGCGGCGTCTTTTATCTTTGGCGACAAAGATATGTATCTGTTCTCCACTGACTGGGAACAGGCGACAGACTTCTGCGACCATAAGGTCGCACAAGCGATTATAAACATCCTTTGTGAGATGTTTGGAATACCAACATGGTATAGGCAAACGTGTGTGTTTGCATTATGTGCTCCACGTCAAGTGGAGACAGTCGATCCGGACTCAAAGACTCTGGAAGTATTTTTCACCACGAGAGGTGAATTAATGGGTGACCCTGTCGTCAAGGTCATCCTGCATGCATATCATCCAATATGCAGAATATCCGCTAAGCGGTTAATGAAGGAGCTACGCTCCCAACCTTGGATCTAACGATCCGACGATTCTTGCATCTGTAAGAGAAGGCTTGCGCCTTAACCCAGACCGAAAGGTCGGACCTAACAAGGTTTTTTTTGAAAAAAAA